ATGAACAACACCATTCTAACCGACAACAAGGAAATCGAAACCTTCGACCTTCCCTCATGGTGGAGCGACGACTTCCCCTGCGTAGCAACCCTGATCAAAACCGGGGTCAAGGGGCATCGTCAGTTGTTCGCGGCTGATGTGGATGTTCTTCCCGGCGTCGGCTTCGCGTTCTATCAGGCCACATGGCTCAACGACCATGATGCTGTGACAGACGAGAGCATGACGACGATCATCCCGTTCAACAACGTCGAAAGCATCGAACAGGTGGAGACCGTGGATGCGGAGGACGGTGACCTCAAATGAGCGATTCCCTGATTAAGGTCCCGTTCCACGGTGACACCATCGAAGCCGTGGCCAAGGATGGCTCATGGATGGCATCGCTGAGGCGCATGTGCGAAAACCTCGATGTGGACTACTGGACGCAACTTCGCAAGCTGAAAGAGAAGCCGTGGGCAACCGTAGTCATTATGCCTATGGTTGGTGCGGACGGCAAGAACCGTGAGATGGCGATGATTGACCGTCGCACGATGACCATGTGGCTCGCCAACATCAACCCCGGCAAAGTCAAGCCCGAACTACGTTCGAAGATCGAAGCCTACCAGTGCGAAGCCGCCGACGCATTGGACAAGTACTTCAACGAGGGTGCCGCCATCCGATTCAAAACCAACAGCATGGATGAGGAGTCGTTGATTCTGGCGAAGGCGAACCAGATCCAATCCCGCCTGCTCGGCGAAGCCCGCCGGGAGAATCTCGAACTCCGTGCCAGCAACGAGAAAATGAGGCCTCTCGCCCTGTTGGGTGAGGCGTTCGTCTCGGCGGACGGGACGATGAGCGTAAGACAGGCCGCACGTCATTTCCAAGCCATCGACAAGCGGATGAACTGCGACACCGTGTACGAGATACTGCGCGGTGCCGGCTATATCGAGCTGCGCTCGAAAGCGCCGACCGTCAAGGCCGTCAAGCCCGGCTATCTGAAACCCGTCATGTCTCGCAAGGCGAACGGGAAGCTTGACCGCCAGTACGCGCGGTTCACCGCCAAGGGTGTGAACTGGTTCATCGACCGGTTCATCTACGGGCGCAGCCAGGGTCGACTCCCGGGGGTGGCGTGATGAGCGTCGCAACAAAACCGAAGACGCAGCGCCGGACGATGCCGGATGCCATGGAAGTCGAACTGTTCAAGGATCTGAGGCGCGCGCTTCCCAAGGCACGCCATTACGACCGGAACGGGAATCTGCTGTGGCATTACGTCAGGATTCCGGAAATGCTGATTTACGGCGGGGCTCCCACCCTGTGCGGCTGCTGGCTGAAAGACGATCCGAAACACACGGTTTATCGCAGCAGCCGCAACGAAGGGACTCCGAAATTACTCTGTCCTCGATGCCAGGTCATGCACCGGTACCTCTCCGAGGCGGGTGCGTGATGGCCGGTAGTCAAATCGAATCGTCTCTTGACGGCTGGCCGATTTCCAAGGTGGCGAGTTTTCTCGGCGTCTCGAAAGGCAGTCTCTACGTGTGGTCATGCCATGACAAGTGGGGCGGCCGGTATCCGCCGGCTCCGAAGCGTATCGGCCGTCGGCTGGTGTGGGATCCACGCGAGGTCATCGACTACCGGAACAACAAATGCGCCATCACCCGCAAGGAACTGGTCTACGGCAAATAAAGGTTTCCCGGCCCCAATGCCGGGAGAAAAAAGAAATAAGCGGTGTCGGCGTTGCACTGTCCAAGGTATTGCGCCGACACCCAACATCACCAATCAGATTCAGAAAGGAAATCAGTGATGTCAAACAACAAGGTTAGCGGAGTCCACGCCATCGGCGTCGAGGTTCCCGAGGACATGTCGTTGAAGGAGCTCATGGAGCGGCTCCTGAACGAGGGAGAGATCGAATTGGAGAAGGATTTGGGCGGTGAGACGCGCGAGCCCGAACCCCAGTCCGAGGCGGACAAGTGGCAGCGGTATGCGGACATGCTGGGCGATCTGTTCGACGTGGCGCATCAGATCGGCTACGACGCCTACATGCAGGGTGACCTGAAGATCATGCGCAAGGTGTTGCAGTTCGAATCCGACGTGGTGGATCTGGCCGGCATCGTGACCATGGAGAAGTCGAGGGCCGTGAAATGAGCATCGAGGCATTGCGCAAAAAGCGTCGCATGCGCCGACCCCGGCCGAGGTTAACGGACGGGCAGAAATCGGCCGTGCTGCTGGCTCTCACGTTCGCTGAGGGGTGGCTGGTCGGTTTCGCCGGCACGCACAGTCGCATCCCCAGCCCGGTCGGCACGCCGCAGTGGATGATAACCGGCTCGCTCGCATTGGCGGTCATCCTGCCGCTCATGTTCGTGGGAATCCTGTTGAAGTGGGGCGGCGATGGAACAGCCAAGTGAGTTCACGCTCTGCCTGCCGGGCGACCCGGTGCCGAAGGGGCGTCCCCGCGTCTACAACGGGCACGCGATGACCCCGAAACGCACCGTCAGGGCGGAGGAACGCCTGTTCGCCGAATTCAGGCTCAAATACCCGCAGGCGAAACCATACCAGTGCCCGGTCAGGTTGGAGGCCGAATTCTGGATGAGCCATCGCGGCCGTCCCGACCTCGACAACCTCCTGAAATTGGTGCTCGATTCACTGAACGGCGTCGCCTACGTGGATGACGCGCAGGTCGTCGAAAGCCACGCCACCAAGCGCATGCCCGACCTATGGGTGTACGGAGCCAAAGGCAAATACCGGAAACGCAAGAGCGGTGATCCGTACACGTGTTGCGGGCATGAGTACGAGCCGCACCTCTATATCAGTATCAAACCGCTCCCGGAATGGGAACCGAACAAGCAAGGACAAGCATGATTCCTGACCGGCGTCTCTGGATGCCGCGTTGCAGGACATGCGGGCCGCTCGGCAAGCCCACCGGACTGGACGAGGCGGTCACCAGCTGCACCCGGCATGCGAACCAATACCCGAACCATCAGACGGCGTGGTATCCCACCTACGCCCAAATCATCGTGAAAGGCACATCAAATGACTCCATCAACCATTGAAAACACAGAGGCCGTGAACCCGGACGGGGAATTGCGCCAAGGATTGTTCGCCGCGCAGGCGGCGCGCATCGTCGAATTGCAGGCCGAGATCGCGTCCCGTCAGGAGGAGGTCGACGAGCTGAAGGCCCGTATCCTCGACTCGCATCCGGCCGGCACCTACCAGGCCGGCAATCTGAAGGTGCAGGTCAAGCCGGGCGCGCGCCGCATCAACGCCGGCACGTTCGAAAAAGCCTACCCGGCCACCAAGTATCCCGGAGCCTACCAGTTGCGGCCGCGGCCGCTCAGCCAGTTGGAGAAGCTGCTGTCGGCGGACGCGGTGGCCGATTACGCGATGAGCGGCAAGCCGACGGTGGTGGTCTCATGAACGCAGAACTGTCCAGCCTGGGCATCGCCCAGATCGTGGAAAGCGTTATCGCCGACTACGACCTGCACGACGAGGACGGCAACGAGCTGACCGACGACCTGTACGTCATCCGTTCCGAGCAGCTCGACGAGCTGGGCCTCACCGTCGCCAGACGCATCCACAAGGCCATACGCGAACTGGAGGCGCAGGGCAAGACCGGTTTTCCCGTGCATTCGATGGCCTTCGGCAGCATGCCGGTAACCATCGCGAAGGACGGCGACCGCACCTACACGCTGCGCTTCGACAATTCGGACGAGGCGGTGGCCATTACACGGCTCAGCAGAACCGCGTTGGCGGACATTAGGAAACAGATCAACGAGTTTTTGAAGGAGGTGAAGAACCATGAGCATGAATGACGCCATTCTCGCCGTAGCACAAGCCCAACAGCAGGGTGACGCGATACCCGTGGACATACCGCCTATGACGCAAACAGCGCCCCTTATGGGCAAGCCGCCAAGCACTCCGAAAACCAAGGTGGATACGGTGGAGGAACCACTGTTGTGGCCGAAGATTCGCCAGCTCATCGAAGCGGATATCCAGAACGCTCCGCGTGAGCTGCAGCGTGAGATAGGCCCATCCGAACTGGGCACGGATTGCGTGCATTGCCTGGCGGCGAAGCTGGCGGGCTGGCCGGAACGCCGTTCGCCGGGCTGGCTGCCGTTCATCGGCACGTGCGTCCACGCGCATTTCGAAACCATGTTCTATGACCTGAACGGGGAGCCGGCGTTCCAATTCCCCTACACGAGCGAGGACAACGTGACCGAGCTCGTGGAACGGTGGCGCTCGGAGTACCGGGTCACCGTAGGCCGGTTGCAGGGTTTGCACGGCGGCTACGACGTGACCGGCAGCATCGACCTATGGGACCGCAAAACCCGCAGCACCATCGACTGGAAGATAGTCGGCAACACGACCGTCACCAAGGTCAAGGCCCACGGCCCCTCGCAACAGTACCGGGTACAGGCCTCACTCTACGGCATGGGCCTGCAGAACGAGGGCGAACGAGTGGAGCGCAACTGCATCTACTTCCTGCCCCGCAACAAGACCAGTCTCGGCGACGCATTGCCCTGGGAGACGAGGTTCGACCCGGAGCCCGGCAAATGGGCGTTGAGCCGCGCCCAACTGCTCGTCAACCTCATGGACTGCGTGGAGCAGGCGGAAGGCCCCGACGTGCGCGACAGCTGGATCAAACAGTTGCCGGCGGCCGGGCCCGACAAATGCTTCTCATGCAAGGGCCGGGTCTGGCCCGACATGAGCGCGCTCCCCGAGTTCGACGCTAAGCCATGGCCGGACGTTCCCGACAAGTGGCTCCGACTCATCCCCCTAATCGAATCCGAATACCAATTCACCAAGTAAAAACAACGAAAGGAACACGACAATGTTCGGACAACCACAACCACAGTACGGTTACCCGCAGCAGGGGTACGGCTACCAGCAGCCCCAACGACAGCCCGCCCAGTTAAGCTCGCTCGGCGACCTGCTCGCCGGCAACAGCGCCAAAGCGTACTTCGGCGCGAACAGCCAGCCCGGAGACTCGGTGACCGGCGTCATCGAAAAAATCGAGACCACGCAGGTCAACGACTTCCAGACCAAGCAGCCCGCCTTCTGGAACGACGGACGCCCGAAGGAGCAGATCCACGTCATCATCCAGACCCAGTTGCGCGACCCGAGCGTGGATGACGACGACGGCCGCCGTTCTCTCTGGATCAAAGGCTGGGGCATCCAGCTCAAGGCGTTTCGCGAGGCCTGCCGTCAGGCGGGCGTGAAGATCCCGAAGCCGGGCGACACCATCACGGAACGGTTCGTGGGTCTCGGCCAGCGGGGCGACGCGCCCCAGCCGCCGAAGGTGTTCGAATTCCACATCGAACCCGCTTCCAGCGTCAACAGTCTCGTGAACGGCAGCCAACCCCAGCAGCCCGGCATGCAGCAAGCCCAGCCGGCATACCCGCAGCAGCAGTACGCGCCCCAGCAGCCCATGCAGGCCCCGAATCAGGGATATGCGCCGGCTCCGGTCGACCCATGGAACCCGCCGACGCAGCAGCAGCCGCAGCAACCCGCCCAGCCGGTACAGCTCGGCCAGCCACAGCAGCAGGCTGATCCGATGAAGGTCAACCAGTTGAAGGCCGTGGGCAAAAGCCCGCAGGAGATAGCCGCATTGTTGGGCGTGCCGGTCGAAGCGGTCACCGCCGTCACCGACCAGGCGCAACCCCAATACCACGGGGGTTCCGAACAGATGCCGGAAACCGGTGAGTTCTAGTGGACGAACTGCTGAAACACCTGCAGAACCAATGGGTCGAACTGGTGAAGGACATGGATTCCCTTGCCTCCGATCAGGTCGGTTTCCGTGACGTCGACTCGGAAAGCCTCCAGCTCATGAGCGTGAGACTCGTGCTCCTGGGCTGGCACAAGAGCAAGGATTCCGACAAGGACTGAGTCCAGTCCCGACCGCCGTAGCCGTATCCAAGCGGCCCGCACGAATGCAAAGGCGTGCACGGCACCACACATATTCACATCACATCAAAGGAGTTTCAAGGATGACCGACATCTACGGATACGCGGCAGCCGCACCCCTGTACCGTGCGGCCGGCTGGATGCAGGTCATCCCCCTGCCCGAGGGACGCAAGACCCCGCCGCCCAGCGGTTTCACGGGACGCAGCCGCAAACCCGTCACCGACGAACAAGTACAGGTCTGGTCGCAGGCGACCCCGGACGCGAACACGGGCATCGTCATACCAGAAGGCGTGCTCGTGTTGGACATCGACGCGGGGCAGGGCCATCGGGTCAAGGCGGACGGGGCGAAAGGCATCAGCGAGCTCTCTCAGGAACTGGGCGCATTGCCGGCCACGTGGAGCAGCACGGCGCACGGCATCGACAGTCCGGCACGCCACCTGTTCTACAAGGTGCCCGAAGGCCTCGCGTGGAAGGGCGGCGCCATCGAGGGCGTCGACATCCTGCAACCCGGCCACCGGTATTCCGTGGTCTGGCCGTCGATCCACCCGAGTGGCGAAATGTACTGCTGGTACACGCCCAGCGGCAGGGTTGCCAGCACGCTCCCCCGCATCAGCGATCTGGCGACCCTGCCATGGAAGTGGGTGGACTACCTGCGCAAACCCGACAGCATGGCGAACCTGACACATTCAAACCCGTCGACCACTCCAATCGCCTCTAATCCGAGGGGATACGACGACCGCATGTGCAAGGCGGTCAACACGTTCCTCAACAAGACGCTCGCCAACCCGGCAAGCAAAGGCTCAAGGCATGACACCACGCTGCAGGCCGTCTGGGCGTTGGTTAACTTCGCGCAGGAGGGACACCGGGGGCTCTCGACGCCATCAACCAATTGAAGCCACGGTTCATCGCCGAGGTGGCCCCCGACCGTCAAGGCAAGGAGCGTGAGGCGGCACGCGAATGGGCCAGCATTCTCAGTGGCGCGATGGAGAAGGTCAACGGCGTGCAATCGCATGTGGATCCGTGCGAGCAGTCGAAAATCGAACGCATGACGCCCGGCGAGTTCGACGAACTCACCCAAAACGCGGCTGCGAGTCAAATGGAGGAAAGTCACCCGGAAGCAGTTCAAAACACTGGAACAATGCCGGTTCAAGCCGGTTCAACACCCGTCGCATCGGTTCAAAACGGTTCAATGGAAAGTCACGAGGCAAGTAAAAACGCCTCCTCCAGTTGGCGGTTCGAGGACCTCACCCAGCTCGCTTCCGGCATTGAACTGCCGCCAACGCCAACCGTGTTCCAACGCGAGGACGGCCAAGGACTCTTCTACCGTGGCGCGGTCAACGACCTGCACGGCGAACCCGGCTGCGGCAAAAGCATGATCGCCCAGATAGCCGCCGCACAGGAACTCAAGAGCAGCCATGATGTCATCTACATCGACTACGAGGACAGCGCGCGCAACGTGGTCAAACGCCTCCTGCTGCTCGGCGTGACCGGCGAGCAGATAGTGGCTCACTTCCACTACGTGCGCCCCAGCGCCAAGCCCAGCAGCCCCACCAGCCTCGACGGCTGGCGCGAGACCCTCGACTACGCCGACACCGCCACGCTGGCCATCATCGACGGCGTCACCAGCTGCCTCGCCTACGCCGGCCTCGACAGCAACAGCGGTGACGACATCGCCGCCTGGTACAACACCATGCCCCGACTCATCTCGGCATGCGGGCCAGCAGTCGTACTCATCGACCACGTCGTCAAAAGCAAGGACAACCGGGGCCGCTACGCCGGCGGCAGCATGCAGAAACTCGCACTCATCGACGGCATCAGCTACTCGGTGGACATGACCAAACCAGTCGGCAAGGGCGTGCGCGGCACCATCGTCATCAAATCAGGCAAGGACCGCATCAGCGAGATCGAGGAGCATTGCGCCGTCAGCTGGGATTCGAACGGCTCGCACCTGCGCGAAGCAGCACGCATCGAAATCAACTCCACGGACCCGAAACTCATGCGCGTCACCATCGCACGACCGAACATGATGCCCAGCGAAGACCGACAGGCGAAACGCGACGACTTCCGACCCACCGGACTGATGGAACGCATCAGCCGCATGCTGGAGGACTCACTCGAAGAACCGAACCAGTCCGAACTGTTCAAGGCACTGAAGGAAGACGGTTCCGGAGCGCGTACCGCCGTCATGAGCAAAGCCGTGAGCCTGCTCCTGCAGGAGGGTTTCGTCTCGAACCGCTCCGGACGCAACAATCGTTCGATATTCAAATCCGTCCGACCGTACCGGCAGATAGACGACCCGAAATCCGACGCCTATGTGGACCGTATGAGCAGGGAGGAGGCGAGTGAATTGGATGACGAAAACCACCTCGAAATCTAGTTTTTCCCGTTTTTCCCAGTTTTTCCCAGTTTTTCCCGGAAAAACTGAGCCATCGAGTCTAGTTTTTCCCCACACTCCCCGGACACACTACGTGTGTGTCCGGGTGTGGGAAAAACTACGGCTCGCCCCTCCGGAAAGACCAAAAACACCCCTCAACGACACTAGATTTTCCCAAACCAAAGGAGCCCAAGATGTCACTCACATTCAGAGAGCAAATCGAAGAGACCGCATGGGAACTCGGCAACGGCGAAGGCACAGTGCCCGACCTGCGTCAGCGGTTCGACGACAATCCCGACACTCCGAACTTCGACCCGGCCAAGGCATTGGAGATGCTGCACATCCTCCAAATCGTCAACTACAAGCAAGTCCCTCAGCATCGAGGCAGACCAGCCCGCAGCCATTTCCTAAAACAATCCGAATACTCGGTACTCGATTTTGACATTCCGAAGCCAATCCCCAAGGACGAGCGGGAACGCCAGACGCGGATTCAGTGGGCCAAGGACTTTCGAACCATCGCCGACTGGCTCGACGCGAACTGTTACACGACCGAAAGCGAGGAATCATGAGCCAACGATGCGACCCGCACGGCCCCGGCTGCTACTACCGTTGCCCAATCTGCAGCCAATGGTGGTGCTACGACCCGCGAACCGAATTCTGGGATCCGGTTAGCACTCTCAAAATGTTCCTTTCACACCACTCCGTATGGAAACAGGAACATGAGCACAGGAAGGCGAATCATGGCCGAACCGATTGACGTCATCCAGCAGGCGCTCAACGCATTGGCGGTAGCGGGCTTGGGCAATGACAGCCCGGCCGAGGCATTCGTCATCGGCTACCAGGCCGGATGGCAGCAGGCAATCGACCTGTGCATCGAAATCGAAACACAACTCAACAAGGAGGATCTCAAAAATGCGCAGGCATGAGAAATGGAGCGTGGAGCCCACCATCGGGCTCGCTTTCGTCATCGTCAGCGTCATCATCGGCGGGATGGTGCTGGCCGTCATCAGCCTCACCGCCGCCGCTACCATGAACCCGACGCCGGAACAGACCATCATCCAGAAAGTCGAAACCACCGGTGACGTCAAACGTCTATGCGTCGAAGCTCGCACCGGCGAGCACATCGAAGCCATGAGCTGCGAGCTTATCGACCAGCAATCAGGAGGCGTCATGCGATGAGCGACGGCAAGCGGAGGGCCAGTGAGCGCAAACCATCCTGGCTTCGCGCGTTCGTTCCGAAATCGAGCCCCCTTGTGGTCACTGTCTGCGAGGGGTGCGGCCTGTACGTCATCGAGGATTGCGAAACCGTGTGGGATGTGTGGGATTACGGATGTGTGGAGGGTGACGACCTGACCGTGGCGATAATCCTCGGCCGCCCATTGACGCGCGTGGTCTGGCTGCCCTCCGTCGGGCACCCACTGTTGCGCAGCGTGAGCGGATGTGCGGGCATCAGGCCGGACGGCCAATACCTCGCCGGGCACACTTGCCATTTGGCTCGGGTGAGCGTCAAACCGTTCACGCCGCCGAAAAGGGAGCGTTCGCCGGGCAAACCGTGGGGCGGGCCGAAACTATCGAAACAGGAGATAGCCGAATTCAAACGCATCTGGAATATGCCATACAGCCAGCTCAAACATGAGAAAACCCCAACCAACAAGGTCGGCCAGGGCGATGAGATCCAAGCATTATTCTAGCCGACCAGCCGGAAGGGGCTTAGCATGAACTGCCAGAACTGCAGGACGATGACCGAAGAGGGGTGTTCGCTGTGCGAGACGTGCGAGATGCGCTTCGCAGGCACATTATTGCGCTTGGCGCGTGATGTCACGCCGTTGCATGACAGCCTCGACGCGACATTGCATCCGGGCGGGCATTCGCCCGTGCGCATCCAGACGGCCACTCCCCCGACGCCGATACGCTTGGACGTGCTCGACCTGATCGATATGCTCGACGCCACGGCTCGTGAACTGTGGCGTTGCCTCGACGGTATCGACGCTTTGGACTGGCGCAAGGACAAACGCAACGAGGATTTGAAGGCCACGCTCATCGCATGCGCAGGCCACCCCAGGCTCGCCACGTTCGCGGACGCGGGCTTCTACATGCACGTCGTTGACGGCATCGCACGCAAAGTCGATGCTGCGCTGGACCCGCCGGAGCAACGCCGCGAGATAGGAACCTGCGAACTATGCGAGACCATGCTCACCGCAGGCGCGGCAGACCAGTGGGTGACATGCCCGGTCTGCGGGAGGGAACAGCGAGCGCAGACGGTTAAACTGCGTAGGCTCAAGACGTTGTGTTGGGATGATTCCAGGCGCGGGTCTGCGGCTGAGATAGCCAAGGTGTTCACGGACGCGGGAATCACCGTCAAAAGGCATACGCTCACCGTGTGGAAATCCCGAGGCAAGCTTGATGTCACGCCCCAAGGCATTTCATACAGCAGCGTCTACCGGCTCGTCATCAGTGGCGGACTTGACAAAGAGCTGACTGTGACCGCATAATGTCAGTGGATTAGTATCGAAAAACCCAGCTCATGTGGCTGGGTTTTCGCGTATCTATGCTTTGTTTTTGCGTGGTCTCCCCCCTCCGACACCACGTCCCGGACGTTGAGCGTTCCATTCATCGATGGTCTCAGGCAACCAGCCGCGCGTGCGCCCTATCGTGGCGTCGGGCTCAGGGAGCTTGAGGTTGAGCAAGCCGCCACTGGTGATGCCAAGGCGTTCTGCGACCTGTTTGACGCCGAGGTACTCAGTCGTCATCGCCACCCCTCCTTTCCATGATGAGCGTGGCGATGTTCCAAATTCCCGCCGCGAGTCCGAACAGTCCGGCCTGCCACGGCTTTCCGGCGAAGCCGAGCGAAACTGCCGTCAGTCCGCATACGATGCCGCAAACGGCGAACAGTGTACTTGTCTTCATGATGGCCATGAAATAGGATGGAACCGGGGTTCCGGGCAAGTGGAGTGCTCGGAACCCTTTCGTCATTTCCTATGGCGCGGTTTGCGCCGTATCGAGATGACGAGCGCCGCCAGTGCGATGATGTTGCTCACCACCGAGCTGATGGCGCTTACGATGTCCGTCCATTTCATGTTCACCTCCTTTCATTGGCTGACATATCTATAGTAACACAACTACTATAGATATGCAAGTGGAGAACACCACGACACGCCAACAACCCCAACGAACACGAGGCAACAACAATGGCCAGCAACGGATACAACCCACGCCAGCGCAACGGGCACAGGCGCAGGCAGAACAGGGCACGGGTCAAGGCCGCCAACACATGCTGCTACATCTGCGGCAGACCAATCGACTACAGCCTCAAGTCTCCCGACCCATGGAGCTACGTGCTCGACGAAACAATACCGTTGGCACGAGGTGGCACGCTCACCTACAACAACAGCGGAGCCGCACATCGATGGTGCAACCAGGTCAAAGGCACGCACACATTGGAATGGGCGCGCAGGGAAGTCGCCAATATTCTCAACGGCAAAGGTAAAGGCATGCAAGCGCGACCAACTTCAATCCCATTCACCCGGCTCGACGTGTGACCCCAGGGCGGTACACCCCACCCACCGGCAGTGGCTCCCCCCGGCGCATAGAGCCGATATCTCCCCACGGTTTCGGTAACGGTAACGCGTTACGGCATCGGCAACGATTTTTAGGAGGCGTTATGGCGAGGATTTGCACGGTGTGCGGCTCCCCGCTGACCAAGGACGCGCGAGAGGGTGCCGAATACTGTTCTTCGAAATGCAAGCAGAAGGCGTACCGGCAGAGGAAGGCCGGCAACAGGCCTATTGAACCAAAACCGAAGGTGAAAGCGAAGCCCGCGCCTTTGCCGACGAACCGTGAGCTCGAGCGGATGATGGACGAGCCGATGGAAGATGTGCTGCGCCACACGCGCGACGTGCTGAAGAAGGCGTTGGACGATCCCGACACCCGCACATCCGATCTGCCGGCATTATCCCGACAGTACATCACGGTATGCCGTGAGCTTGAAGCCCAGTCCGGCGGCAATGACCTGTTCGGCGACGAGTCCGTGGAATCAAGCGAGGTGGATGATGTCGGAGCGTCGATTGTCTGAGCTCGCCCGAGTGCTTTCCCAGCCGTCAGGCATCGTCTCCAGCGATTTCCCGAAATTGCGGCGTGCGGCCACGCGCATGGGCATCACCTACGACCTATGGCAGCAGGGACTGCTGTATCTCATGCTCGGCAAGCGTGAGAACGGCCTGTATGCGTGCGGCGAGGGCGGCACTGTCATATCGATATGCCGTCAGGTGGGCAAGACGTTCACCATCGGCTCCGCCGTGTTCCTCCTGTGCGCCATGCAACCCAACCTCAAGGTGCTGTGGACCGCGCACCGCACCAGAACCTCCGATGAGACGTTCCAGTCGATGTGCGGCTTCGCACAAAACAAATTGATGGCCGGGCATGTGGAGCATATCCGGCGTGCGAACGGCCAGCAGGAGATAGCGTTTCGCAATGGCAGCCGTATCATGTTCGGAGCCCGCGAGCAGGGCTTCGGCCGCGGCTTCGACGCGGTGGACGTGGAGATCTTCGACGAGGCGCAGATCCTCACCGTCAAGGCGTTGAACGACATGATCCCGGCCACGAACGTGAGCCCTAATCCGCTGATCGTGTTCATGGGCACTCCCCCGCAGCCCGGCGACCCGTCGGAAACATTCGCCGACAAAAGGCGTGACGGGCTCAAACACACGGACGGCATGCTGTACGTGGAATTCAGCGCCGACCCCGACTGCGATCCCGACGACCGCGAACAGTGGGCGAAGGCGAACCCGAGTTTCCCGAAGCGCACGTCCGAGACCGCTATCCTGCGCATGCGCAAGCTGCTCGGCGACGATGACAACTTCCGCCGCGAGGGTTTGGGCATCTGGGATGCGGAAAACAGCATTTCGGCCATAGACCCGCAGCAGTGGGAGGCCGGCAACATCGAGCAGCCGGACTTGGACGGCCGGCTCGCGTTCGGTTTGGATATGCCGCCCGACCGCAGCGCGTTGGCCGTCGGCATGGCCGTGCGCCACGATGACGGCACCGCGCTCATCAATCTGCAGGAATACCGTGACGCGAAACAGTCGGGTACCGCGTGGGCGGTGGACTGGCTGGCGGAACGCTGGCATAAAACATCTGCGGTGGTCATCGATGCGCAGTCGCCGGCCATGAGCCTTTTGCCCGACCTGCAGAAACGACACATCAAAGTGATCGTCACCCAGTCACGTGACCTGGGTGCCGCGACTGGAAGGGTGCTCGACATGATCCACGCCGGAACCCTGCAGCATTTGGACGCGGAGCACCAGCCGCAACTGTCCATGGCCGCGCATGGCGTCACGTTGCGTGACATCGGCCCCAACGGGCTGAAGGCGTGGAACAAGAAAGGCTCCGACATCGACATTTCGCCGTTGCAGGCATGCACGGTCGCATTGCACGGGGCATTCGTCAGCAAACGCAAACCGGGCAGGAAGCAGAGGGTGATGGTCTGATGGTCAGCAGTGAAATCGTGACCGCCGCAGGCGGCAAACCGTTCCTCGCCAGCGAATCCCTTCCCTCCATTCGAGCTATAAAAGGCATCGATGAGGCTGATTGGGACATCATCGAGCGTCTGCTGCGGGTGTGGTTTCAGAAGCAGAACGGCAATATTCTCCGCTCGCTTTACTATTCGGCGCACGAACGGGTCAAGGATTTCGGCATCAGCATTCCCGACAAGATCAGGTCGAACGTGTCCGTGATGATTGGCTGGCCGGCCAAGGCCGTGCGCATGCTCGCCGACCTGAGCGCGTTCGAGGGCTTCAGCGTCGACGGAGGCTCTGATGAGGGCTTGGCTGCCGACGTGTCCGGCGTGTTCGAGTCGAACGCCCTGGACACCGTCGTCTCGCAGGCGGTGGTGAGCGCCTACACGCATTCATGCGCGTTCCTCACCATCAGCCGCACCATTGGCGGGGTGACCATCATTCCCCGTTCGGCGGATTGGTCGGCGGCCATATGGGATTCGGTCAACAACCGGATCGGATACGCGCTGACCATCACCGACGCCGACGAGCATGGCGTCATCACCGGTTTCAACGTGTGGCTGCCGAACCGCGTCTACGTGTGCTCGAACAGTATGGGCAAGTGGTCCGCGGAACGCCAGGATACGAATTACGGCAGGCCCACGGTGGTCTCCCTGTGCTACGACCCGCAATTGAACCGACCGTTCGGCCGTTCGCGCATCACGCGCCCGTTGATGTCCCTGACCGATATCGGCGTGCGCACCATGCTTCGAATGGAGGCGAACGCCGAATTCTATGCGGCCCCGAAACTCTGGTTCCTCGGAGCCGACCGCGACGCCTTCAGTGAAAACACGTGGAAGAGCCTGATAAGCGCCATCAACGCGATCAGCAAGGACGAGGAGGGCGACGTGCCCACCCTGCAGCAGGTGCAACAGGCCTCGATGCAACCGCATTCGGACATGCTCAAGACCATCGCCATGCTGGTGGCCTCCGAGACGAACGTGCCCGTCAACGATCTGGGCATCACGATGGACAATCCCGCATCCGCCGAGGCCATGGCCGCCGCGGAACGCAAGCTCAGCCGCGAGGCTGACCGTCAGAACCGGCTGTTCTCCCGCGCCCTGAAGGACGCGGTGGGCATGGCGCTGGACTTGGATTCCACCGAGCTCGCGCGCATCACCCCGGTATGGGCACCGACCCGCGAGGTGTCGGACGCGGCCCGCGCCGACTCGTTCTCGAAGATAGCCGGCGTGCAGCCGGCGTTCGCCGAATCCGAGGTCGGCTGGCGGTACGCCGGATTCCCCCAAAGCGATGTGACACAGATCATGAATGCCGTCAATGCGAACAAGGCCGGCAGCGTGCTCGACCGATTGGTGAACGGAGGCGTCGATGACAGACAGCAGCAGCCGAACGCCCAGCCGCAACCAAGTGGACAAACTCAGCCAAGCGAACCAGTCGGTGGTGGCCCAGGCTCAGAGCGAGCTTGACAAGGTGTTCGAGACCGTCATCAACATGTATGACGATCCCGCCGACCAGCGCGACGCCCTGCTGGAGCTCGTGCCCGCCATAGCCCGCAAATACGGCAACATCGACAGCGTGGCCGCCGCCGAATGGTATGAGAAGGTGCGCCACAAGTGGATCATAGACGACGACTACACGGTAGACAGCCGCTACGACCCGGATGATGCGCCGATGAGGAAGACGGTGCGTCGTCTCGCCGGCCACCTTTGGGACGACGAAAAAAACGGCCGCGGCCCCGATTACGACGCCGCGAAACGCGGGCTGCACGCCAGCATGGACAGCTGGGTAAAGTCCGGTGGTCGCGAGACCATCATGCGCGCCTCCAAACACGACCCGTCGAAGCCCCGGTACGCACGAGTACCGTCCGGTGCGAAGACGTGCGCGTTCTGCGCCATGCTCGCCTCCCGTGGCTTTGTTTACGCTAGCGAGGACAAGGCCGGGGCGCTCGGCCAATATCATAAGGATTGCGACTGCGAGATCATTCCGAGCTGGGACAGGAAGAACCCCAAAATCGAGGGCTACGACCCGGACGGGCTGTACAGGGAGTATCTCGAGGCCCGTGATTCCATGGAATCCGAACAGCCCACGCTCAAGGAAATCCTCACGGCCATGAAATCCCAGCCCGGCCGGTACAACGACTCGTTTGCGCCGTACAAAATCAGTGTCGCCAAGGAGTCGGATTTTGCCGCGACCATAGGTTCGCGGCATGTTTCGGCGTTGAACAAGCTGCTTAACGATTCCAAGCATCACGACACGGCCGAGCTCTTCTCCAGAGGCACGAACGAGTACAGGATACTCGACACGAAACTGCCCAATGACACCGAAGCCCATTTCAGCCCCTCGGATGGCGGCATATATCTGAATCTCGCCGCCGTAGGAAAACACCAGCCGGGCCACCCGCCATACAACACCCTTGTCCATGAATGCTCCCACATGCTGGATTGGATACTTGGCGACGATAAGGCCCAGATGTATTTCTCCGCGCTGTCACGCGAAGGGCAGTCCTTCGCCCTCATGCTCAGCACCGATGCGCGCCAAGCCTTCAACGAGCGTCTGGCGAAAGTCCAGGGAGGCAGCCTCAAGGCCAGACGAGAGGCCGCACTTGGGCAACTCTATATGGACGTCGCCGCGGACCTCGGAAAGAAAGGGGACCACTCCATCCACGACATGTTCCAGGCCGGCCTTGGAAGCCAAGGAGACGACTACGCCTATCTGCTTTCCCGTTTCGGGCACAGAAAAGGGTATTTCCAATCCAGCGGGAACCAGGAGGCCGAAGCGTTCGCCGAGATGATGGCGGCGCAGATAACCGATGAGCATTCATGGGAGATAATGGAGAAGTATTTCCCCAACGCCACGAAAATGTTCAACGGGATGGTCAAGGAGGCGCTGAATGGCAAAGCCCTGGAGTGACGAAGTCGATGCGCTGCTCGACGAGTACGCCCGCAGATTCCACGATATCTATTTCCACTTCGGCGAAACATATCCGGACGATGACGAAAAGCTGAAAGCCGATATCCAGCATTGGCTCGATATCGGCAAACCGCGCCCATGGACGGATTTCCCCGGAGACGTTCTCATTTAAGCGAGAGCGACATTTTTTTGTAACCACCCGCACGGGTGGTTTTTTTATGCCCGAAAAGGGCCCGTCAACCCATAAGGAGAACAATCATGGCCGAAAACCAACAGTCCGGACAGGAACCGAACGGCGAATCGCAGGACATCGACTACAAGGCCAAATACGAGGAGGCCATCGCCCATTCACGCGAGTGGGAGAAGCGTGCCAAGGCCAACAAGACCGCCGCCGACGAGCTGGAACAGCTCAAGCAGTCGCAGATGAGCGACGCGGAGAAGGCCGCCGCCAAGACCGCGAAGCTCCAGAAGGAGCTCGAAGAGCTCAAGGCGGAGAAGCAGTCGAACGCATGGCGTTCGCAGGTCGCCTCCGAAACCGGACTGCCCGCGAACCTCATCACCGGCTCCACGTTGGAGGAGATGCAGGCCAACGCGAAGTCCATCAGCGAATACGTGGCCGCTCAGACCGGCAGGAAGCTCCCCGAGGTCAAGAACCCCGGCAAGCAGCCGGACGTGGCGCCGAACGACCTGCTGCAGTTCGCCTCCAACGTGTTCTCCAACTAGCAACCAACCATTTCACAGTAAGGAGCCAATATCATGGCTATTTTCGGTGCAGGCGGCATCGCCGCCATGCCCAACCAGATCGCGGACGGCATCGTCGACCAGGTGCAGTCCGGCAGCGCCGTAGGCGTGCTTTCCCAGCAGAAGGCGATGCGCTTCGGCGAGACCAGCATCGTCACGTTCGAGAACCGTCCGAAGGCGGAGTTCGTGGACGAGGGCGTGCAGAAGTCCAGCACCACCGGCTCGTTCGGAGTGGTCAAGACCGCACCCCACAAGACGCAGGTCACCATGCGCTTCAACCAGGAGGTGCAGTGGGCCGACTCCGACTACCAGCTCGGCGTCATCAACAAGCTCGCCTCCGAGGGTGCCAAGGCGCTTTCCCGCGCGCTCGACCTCGGCCTGTTCTACTGCCTCAACCCGCTGACCGGCAAGCCTATCAAGGCTTGGACGAACTACCTGAACAAGACGACCAAGCGCGTGGCCCGCACCGCCAGTCCGGACACCGACATCGAGACCGCCATCGGTCTGATCCTCAACGACAAGGAAGGATGGGACGTAAACGGCATCGCCATGAGCCGCTCCTACGCCTTCGACCTCGCCACCCTGAAGGACACGCAGAAGCGCCCGCTCTACCCGGAGCTGGGCTACGGCGTGAACATGAACTCGTTCAAGGGCATTCCCGCATCGGTGACCACCACCGTCAATGCCCCGGAGTTCGTCGCGCCCGCGAGCGGAGATGACTACACGGTGCCGAAGGTCGGCGCGATCGTCGGCGACTGGAAGAACGGCATCTATTGGGGCGTGCAGCGCAATCTGCCGTTGGAGACCATCACCTACGGCGATCCGGACGGGCAGGGCGACCTGCGCCGCAACAACCAGATCGCGCTCCGACTGGAGATCGTCTACGCCTGGTACGTGTTCACCGACCGCTTCGCTGTGGTCGAGGGCGACGCACCCACCAGCAAGGCGGCCAAGTGATGAGCCAGGCAGTCGAATTCCACCACCTGACCTCAGGGGTGGCGAACACCGCCCGCCAGGCGGTCATCGAAACCCAGTTCGTCGACGATAAGGGCAAACCCATCGACCTCAATGGCGGTTCTTCCACCCCATCTGCTGGCAGCGTCACGCCGGCCAGCCTCGGCGGCTATTCCTCCGGCACCGGTCACGGCAAGGTCGTGCAGGTCAAGGCCGATGGCAGCGGCTTCGACTTCGTCGCCCCGGTCACGGCCCCGACCGCCGACACGCTTACCGGTGCCACGGATACGGGCAAGCGTGTGCTCAAGGCGACTGACGCTGCGGCGGCGCGCACGGCCATCGGTGCCGGCACCAGCTCGTTCAGCGGCTCGTACGACGATTTGACGAACAAGCCGGCGATTCCTGCCGCCTACACGCTGCCCGCCGCGACCGCTGCGGCGTTGGGTGGCGTCAAGCAGGGTGCGGCCGTACCGGACCTCGCCGCCGACGCGAATACGACGACCGCGAACGCCAAGATCAACGCGCTGCTCGCCCAACTGCGTGCGGCCGGTGTGATCGCGGCCTGAGGGAGGTGCGCTCATGGCCGATGACGCTGATCCGGGCATGAACGTGCCCGCTCCCCCGTTCGCCAGCGCCGATGATCTCGCCTCCCGTTGGCATGAGCTCACCGACGCCGAACGGGCCAAGGCGGAGACGATGCTGGCCGACGCGAGCGACAAGATCATCACCGACTGCCCCAATTGGGCTCAGGCCTCGGAGACCACGCTGCGGCGTATCTGCTGCGCGATGGTCAAAAGGGCCATGCTCAACGAGGACGTCGCCGGGGTCGCCCAATCCACGCAGACCGCGAACGGTTTCACCGAGGCCAACAGCTACAGCAACCCTGACGGGGATCTGTATCTGACGAAATCGGAGAAACGCTCGCTGGGCTGCGGCGTGCAACGCATGTGGAGCATCGACCTGTCCGACGGGAGCGTGAACCCATGAGACTGCATGGCGAAACCATCACCGTCACATGGCGCGTGCCGACCGGCGAGGTGGATGGGGGCAACAAGCCCGTCTGCAGGACGGAAACGGAGACCATCGACGACGTGCTGGTCAAGCCCGGAGCCGACGAGAACGCCGCCGACTCCACACGGCCGGCCGGTATCACCGCCGCGTTGACGATCGCAATACCGAGGGTCTGGACGTACCGGAGCCTCAGGAATGCGCTGGTCACCATACGCGGCCACGACTATCGGGTGATAGGCGACCCATTGCCGGTCGACGGCGGGATTACCCCCACCCGGTGGAATTTGAGCGTCGAACTGACGGATACGGAGGGATGACGCATGTCGAGCAACGTGAAACTGAACCTGCCGGCGTTCACCGCGTTCCGCCAGTCGCCGCACGTGATCGGTGCCGTCAACGCGGAGGCCGAACGGGTCGCAGCGAGGGCGAACGCGCTCGGCCACAACTCGCATGGCGGCAAACCCCAGTACGGGGTGCTGCCGGCGATCCCGTCGAACGTGGGCACCATCGCCCTCGTGCAGGCCGAGAACCATCAGGCGTACGTAGACAACGCGGCCCACAACACGTTGGCCAAGGCGTTGGGAGGTGGCGGCTGATGGCGGTCAACGCGGAAAAACTCGTCATGGACTGGCTCAACGCCGACCCGACGATCAAGGCCGAATATCCGGCCAGTTTCGACGTGCCCGCCGAATCATCGGCCACGCACCCGATGCCGTTCGTCACCGTCGAACAGGTGGGAGGCTCGGACGAACGGTTCCGCAGCCTGCCGCTTATCGCGGTGCAGGTGTGGGGCGAGTCGCGCTGGCTGGTCTCCGAGGCCGCAGCGAAGCTCATACTCCCCCGTCTCAAACGTATCGTCGAGCTGCCCGAGGTCGCCGACATCGACATCACCGGCCGCACGCATTTCCCCATGCCGGACGGCCGGCCCCGCTACCAGATACTCATACAACTCACCGTCAAATCAGACGACTAACGAAAGGTCTAAATCATGACTGGTTCCACAACCAACGATTCCACCATGGTGTCGTTGGGCAAGTTCAAGGTCGGCGGCTACGCCTACTGGGCACCGTCCGGCACCGCGCTGCCCACCGATTCCTCCACCCCGCTGGCCGCGGAGTTCAAGCTGCTCGGCTACCTGTCCGAGGACGGTTTGACCAACACGACCGACACCGACACCACCGAGATCAAGGACGCCAACGGCACGACAGTGATGAAGGTCATCATCAGCTACGCCGAGTCCTACCAGTTCGCGCTGCTGGAGGTGCTGCGCGTCGAGGCCGCCAAGATGCGCTACAACTCGGACGCGGTCACCGGCACGGACAAGGGCATGACCATCAAGCACCAGATGCCCTCCGACGAGGACTTCGTGCTCGTGTTCGAAATCGCGATGAGCGGCGACGTCAAGGACCGCCTCGTGATCGGCAACGGCACGCGCGCCGAGTTCGGCGACCGACAGGTGCATGCGGGCGACGCTCAGGTGTACGACGTCACCGTGTCCGCAAACGACATGGGCAACGGCGTCACCGCCATCGAATACATCGGCAGGGCCGCGGCTGTCAGCGAGAGCGCCGCCGTCACCGAGGCCCTGCTCGGCAAGGTCGTCGACCCGGCCAACGGCGACGAGAACGCCGAAACCGCCGAAGAGGTTCCGGCCGCCGAATGACGGTTCTTCCCGCGTCGCGCTTCGAACGACTTCCCACGACGCGGGAACCTTTTCTTCGTTCAACCGTGGAAGTCGTTTTCACTAGTCTTTTGGAGAAGTCATCATGTCACGAAACCGCCACCGTTCCGGCAACCCCGCCAACAATGTTCCCGGCAGCCGTCCGCAGGATCACAAGCCCGCGCAGGGCAAGCCACGCACCGTCACCGTCAAAGGGCTCGTCCTGACACTGGACCCGGCCAAGCTCAACGACTGGGAGCTCATGGAATCCCTCTACGACCTCCAGTCCGACCCACAGAACAATGCGCTGAGCGTGGTACCGTTCCTGCGCGGCATGTTCTCAGCCAAGGACTACGGGCGCATCAAGAACCGTCTGCGCGACCCCGAAACCGGACGCATCACCGGAGACGCCATGGGCGAGTTCCTGCAGGAACTGTTCGCGCGTCTGAACGAGGAATCCCCAAACTCCTGACGCTCGTATACCTGCTGCATGCCTGCCCCGACCAGTTGGCGGCGGACATGCGGCGCGTATACGGGCTTAGCGTCTATGAGCTGTATCCATTGGAAGCGGCAGCGCTGGCGGTGAACCTGCCTGCGGGCTCACTGGTGTGGCAGAGGCTGGACGTTCCGGCCGCCTGGACGCTCGACCAGTATCTGATGGCCGCGCGGATCGACCAGATGAACATGTGGATGTGGGGCAACGCCGACCCGAAGAAACGCGGCCCACAACCCGAACCGCTGCCACGACCCGGCAACGGAAGCGGCCATGCCGTCGCGAACCCCTCCAATCCGGAGGACTCCGGGGAAGCAACGCGCAGGACGCGCACCATCAAGCCCATGGCCCTGACCGTCGCCGAACTCGACGAGTTCATGAGCCGCGACTTCACGGACGTGGAGACGAAACCCTTCACCCACAACGAATAACCGAATAGAGAGGCACGGTCATGGCATACCAGCTGGCTCAGGCGTACGTGCAGATCGTGCCCAGCATGAAGGGCGTGGGCAAGGCCATCGAAAGCGCGTTCGACGGGCCATCCAAATCGGTCGGCCAGAAAGCCGGCGACACCGCCGGCGGCGGCTTCTCCAGGGGATTCTCCGCGAAGCTCGGCGTGATCAGCGGCGTCGCATCCAGCATCGCCACGAAGGTCATAGGCGTGTTCTCCGGCCTGTCCGGGCAGATACTCGACGCATCGAATTCGACCCAGAAGTTCGCACAGACACTGGACTTCGCCGGCGTCGGGGCCGACCAGATCAAGAAACTGACCACGTCCACGCAGGAGTACGCGAACAAGACCGTCTACGGCATCGACGACATCCGCAACACCACCGCCCAGCTGGCCGCCAACGGCGTGCCGAACTACGACAAGCTCGCCGAAGCGGCCGGCAACCTGAACGCGGTCGCGGGCGGCAACAGCGAAACGTTCAAAAGCGTCGCGATGATGCTCACCCAGACCGCCGGCGCAGGCAAGCTGACCACGGAGAACTGGAACCAGCTGGCCGACGCGATCCCAGGCGCTTCGGGCAAGCTCCAGGAGGCGATGCTCAAGAACGGCGCGTACACGGGCAACTTCCGCGACGCGATGGCCAATGGAGAGATCACCTCACAGGAGTTCAACGACGCGCTCATGCAACTGGGCATGAACGACGGTGCCATCAAGGCTGCGGAAAGCACGCAGACGTTCGAGGGCGCGTTCGGCAACCTCGAGGCCACCATCGTGGACGGTGCGGCGAACATCGTCAACACCGTCAAACCGTACATCACCGGAGCGGTCACTGCGTTGGGCGACGGCATCGGCAAGGCCATGCAATGGGTCAACGACTTCACGGGCGCGCTCATGAAAACCGAGGGCGTGCAGACGTTCGCCAACGGGGTGAAAAGCATCGCCGGCGCGGTCGGTTCGATCGTCGGCCCGTTCGCCGGCGTCATCGGCAGCCTGCTCGGCTTCACCGGCGGCGCGGACAGTGCCGGCGGGGCCGCCCAGCAGCTCTCCAATATTCTGGGCAGCATCGGCGGCATGCTCCAGTCGGTCGGCACGTTCGTCCAGCAGAACGCCGACTGGATGCAGGCGCTCGCGGTCGCGGTCATGGCGGGATATGGCGCGTTCAAGCTGTTCTCGATCATCACGACCGTGGTCGGCTTCATCAAGGCGTTCAGCCTCGCTGACACCGTTGCCGCCGCAAAGCAGTGGCTGTTGAACGCGGCTATGAACGCGAACCCAATCATGCTGGTCGTCACCGCGATATCGGCGCTGGTCGCCGCACTGGTCTGGTTCTTCACGCAGACTGAGACGGGTCGCAAGGCGTGGGCGGCGTTCACGTCGTTCGTCTCCTCTGCATGGCAGAAGACGGTCGATGCCGTCACCAGTCTCGGCCAGAACATCGCGAACTTCTTCACGCAGACGCTTCCCAATGCGTTCCAGTCCGTCGTCCAATGGTTTCAGCGGCTGCCGGAACGTATCGGCAGCGCATTGTCGAACCTGCTCACGGCTGTGGGCGAATGGGCCACCTGTCTCGCGCAATCCGCGTGGACCGCCGGGAACCAGTTCGTGCAGAACGTCGTGTACTTCATCACGCACTTGCCTGAGACGATTGCCTACTGGCTGTCCTATTCGATCACGTTCGTGGTCGCATGGGTCGCGCTTATGGGTCAGAAGGCCATCGACGCTGGCACACAGTTCGTGCAGAACGCGGGCACGTTTATATCCCAGCTGCCAGGCAATATCTGGAACTGGCTGGTCGCCACCGTCACGAACACGGCCAATTGGGTGGCGCAGATGGCCGGCAAGGCCAGCGAGGCCGGAAGCCAGTTCCTCAACAACATGGCCACGTTCATTTCCCAATTGCCCGGCAGGATATGGGCGTTCCTCGTGAACGTGCTGACCGGCGCGGCCAACTGGGCAGGACAGATGGCGTCGAACGCGGCGCAGGCCGGCAGCAGTTTCATACGGAATGCGATTCAGTTCATGTCTCAGCTGCCCGGACGCATCGCCGCCTACCTGCGCGGCGTGATATCGAACGTCGGGGCCTTCGCCGGTCAGATGGGGCAGGGCGCGCTCAACGCCGGACGACAGTTTTTGAGCAACATCGTCAACACGCTCGCCTCGATACCGGGCCGTGTGGTGTCCATCGGACACAACATCGTCGAGGGCATCGTCAGCGGCATCATGGGCAGCATCGGGCGTATCGGCAACGCGATCCTCGGCGGCGTGAACGACGCCATCGCCAACGTGAAGCGCATGCTCGGCATCCACTCCCCCTCACGCCTGTTCCGCGACCAGATCGGCATGATGATGGGCCTTGGCCTCGCCAACGGCATCGACGCTTCCGCTCGCTATGTGAACGCCTCCATGGGCAGCATGATCGGCGGGCTCATGCCCGACATCAACGACCTGCTGCCCGCCAACCGCACGTACGACGCGGCCACGATGAACCGGCGCATGGTGTACACGCCGTCCACGGACGCCATGCAACCGCAAGCGGGTGCAGCGAACGTGAACATCACCAACTACTATCCGCAGGCCGACCCGTGGCCACTCGCCACGAACGACAGTCTCGACAAGCTGACGGTCGGAATCTAAAGGGGGTTGCTTATGGCCGGTGTCGATTACGCGCTCAACGGCGTGGCCCTCGACTCCCAATACTGCCGCGTCACGTTGGGCAGCACCCTGTTCGCCGGAATCTCCGTGTCCCGCAGCAAGGTCAGCGCCCCGTTCCGGCATGGCACGATACCATCCGGTTTCGCTCCTTCGTTCGAGGAACGCAGCGTGACGCTCAAGGTCACCGCGTTCCGTGCGGGCGCGTTGGGCCGCGCTGATGCCGCGGGTTTGGATTCGAGCCGCTTGGCGCGCCTGTGCACGGCACCAAGCCTGACATTGGGCCGTCGGGTCAACGGGCGGAGACAGCAGGCCGTCGTGGAGCTCGCCAGTCTGGAGGCCGACGACGGAGGCACCGTGCTGGACAGGCTCACCCCGTTCACGGCGGTGTTCGCCATGCCCCAGGTGTGGTGGCGCGATCCGGTCGCGTATGACCGTCAGGTGGCGGCGAACACAACGGACTGGCTGTGGCCGTCAGCCGTGCAATGGCGGCAGGAATACTGGACGCGCTGGAGTGGCGCGGCGAACGATTCGACCAGTCTCATGGCGGATTTCGTGACCATGTGGATTGGTGAGCCGAACAATTCGCCGTCGCTGCTGATCCCGTTGTCGTCGGGCATACCGGATGGCATGTTCGGTGACGCGCCCGTCACCGATCCGATAATACGGCTGCCCAAGGGCGTGAGCAGCGCCTCGGTCACCGACCCCACGTCGAACACGGGCGTCATCTGGCAGGGTGCGGCCAACGCGAACGCCTACACGTATGTGGACGTGGGCAACTGCCTCGCATGGCAGTCCACGGCGGATCATCAGTGGACGCAATCTGGCACGGACGTGACCGGCGGCTTGGATTATCCGGCGGGCGGCCTGCTGCAATGCTGGCCGAACCCGGTGGACAACGGCTACCGGCTCACGTCGAAGATCACCGGCAGCGGCGAGCCATTGCTCGTGCACGTGCGCCGCGCATGGTGGTAGACCCCGTATTCCCCTTCTATGCAATTTCCTCGCCGGTTTTCAACGTCTGGAGTCCCCTTATGGTCAAGACCTTGCATGCCCGTCTCGTCGCCTACCTGCCCAACGGAGGCAGGCTCGGCAACCTGCCCGCACCGCTCTCATGGGACGCGAGCATCGTCAACAACGACCTCGGAGCACTCAAGGTCGTCTACAGCCGTCGTACCGTCGGCGGCGGAATCCTGAAACGCGGCCTCGAACAGGGGCTCGAAATCGGACTCGAAGTCAGCGACGGCGGAACATGGAGCGAACCCTACAACTGCCGCTACCTGCTCATAGGCCGCTCCCGCAACGCCGAAGACGTGTCGGACACGGTGATGCTCACCTGCCAGAGCATGGGCTGGCTGGCCAACAAGATTCTGAACAACGACACCGCGCATCTGATAGCGGACGGCGACAACAAGGGCAAGCGCGCGTTCCTGTCGAAGAACCCCGGCACCATCATCAGAACGATTCTCGATGAGAACAAGGCCCGCAAGGGTGCCGGCCTCGTTTTGGCCCCCGGTTTCGACACCGGCAAGGACGCGGCTGGCGCGAACTGGAAGAGCGTGTACACGCTCTACTACTCGTTGGGCACGAGCCTGAACAGCATGCTGTCGAGCATGGTGGGCGGCGGCGCCATCGACTGGCGCACCGAGGGCCGCACCCTCAGAATCTGGAACGCCGACAGCACCAGTCTCAGCCGTGACCTGTCGGGCCGCGTGCACATCAGCATGGCGCACGACATACTCGAGGCACCCGAAGAGGAAAGCATCGAAGACCTCTCCAGCGATATCCTCGTGGAGGGTGACAACGGGCTAATCTTCCGCGAGTCGAATCCGGCGGCACCCACGCCGTGGGGTGGCTGGGAATCCTATGTCTCTCAGGGTGGAGTCTCGGACGAGGCCACCGCCAAGGCGTTCATGCAGACCACATTGGCCAGCGCGGCCCGTGTGCGCGGCCAGTACACCCGCTCGCTGCTCGTCACCAACGCCGAATCATTGCCGTTGGTGGACTACCGGCCCGGCGACTGGATCACCGCGCCCACAGTCCAGCACGGCGAGAAGGTGCGAATCCAACAGGTCACCGTTTCGCTTGACTCCAACGGGCTCAAGGCCAGCATCACGCTCAACGACAAGGTGTACGACTCGCAGGTGCGAGCCAACAAGAAGATTCAGGGCATCACCGGTGGCGCAACGTTGGCCGGCAGCGAGGGCGGCCGCCCGGCTCCGGAGAAGGATCATCGCACGCCGAAGGCCCCTCTCGGATTGATCGTGCAGACCGACGCGTATATCGGCTCGGACGGTTATGCGTATGGTCTGGCCACGGCTTCGTGGTCCGCCGTGACCGAAGCCACGAACAACACGTCCATCGAGATCAGCAATTACGCCGTCGAGTGGCGCAGGCACGTGGATGGCGCGCCGTGGCATTCCGCCGGCACGACCGATAAGACGCAGCTCGGTTTCGGAGGCTTGGATTGCGGCACGCAAATCGAGGTCAGGGTCAGGGCCGTGCCGACGTATTCGGACAAGCTCGGCGAATGGTCGAGCGTTTTCGTGGCCACCGTCGAATCGGACACGACGCCATGCTCCGTACCGTCCAGGCCCGTCCTCGCGTCCGAACTGGGCGTGGTGACCGTCCACTGGGACGGCAGGACCTCCACCGGCGCGTCGATGGAATCAGACTTCGACCATATCGAGGTCGGCGAGGGCGTCAATGCGACGGGCATGACCGTCATCAGCGCCACCCAGTCCGGTCGGGGCGATTATCTCGTGACCGGTCTGGCAGCCGGTTCCCGGCACTCCTATGCGCTGAGGTCCGTCGATCATGCGGGCAACCGTTCCGACTGGTCGGCCATCGCCTCGGTGACGGTCGCGTCGGCGGTCTCGCCGGAAGAGGTCAAGCAAATCCAGAAGGATTTGGCTGACAACAAGACGGCGTTAAAGGATAATACGGCCAAGCTCGATCAGGCGCGGAAGGATATCCAAGCCAACAAGTCGAATCTCGATACGGCGAACCGGACGCTCTCGCAGGCCAAGGCCGATCTGTCTCAGGCCCGGAAGGACATCGCGCAGACCAAAAGCGACCTGACCACCGCGAACGGCGAGATTTCGAAGGCGAAGGAGTCGGCGGCGCAGGCGTATGCCGAAGCCCATAGCAAGAATCATACGTTTCGCGGTCCCGACGAGCCGAAGAACAATCTCATCGTCGGCGACCTGTGGCTCAAAACGCAGAAGTACTGGACCCGCTGGCAAGGCGAGAAGAATAATTCCCCGTCCATGCTCGCGGACTTCTACACGTATTGGACCGGCGCGCCAAACGCCAGCCCGTCCGTGCTCGTGCCGCTCTCTGACCGCGTGATTGATACGCTTGTCTGGGATGGCTCCGCGTGGAACCACATGGGCTATGCCGACGTGGAGAACAATGCGAAGCAGATCGAGCAGGCTAAGGCGGATATCACGGACAACGCCGCGAAGACCACCGACGCCAAGAAGACTGCCGAGAACGCCGCTGCCGCAGCGAAAAACGCGCAGGGCACGGCTGATACGGCCAATGGTGCGGCGAAGACCGCTCAGGATACCGCCAATGCGGCTACCGCTGCCGCGAAGAGTGCCACGACAACGGCAGGTCAGGCCAAGGATGCGGCCAACGCAGCAAACGCTGCCGCCGAAAGCGCGAAGAAGACCGCAGGCAATGCGGAGACACTGGCGAACACCGCCAATGCTTCGGCCAATGCGGCCAAGTCGGACGCTTCCACCGCGAAGACCGACGCGGCCCATGCCCAGGCCACCGCCGCGAATGCGTCGAGCGTGGCAACGCAGGCCAAGGCCACCGCAGACAGCGCGGCGCAATCCGCGACCGACGCGGCCACCGCCGCGAGGAAGGCGAATACGGCTGCTGCCGCTGCCGCTGGCGTGGCGAACGGCAAGGCCGACGTGCTCATCCAATCCACTGCGCCGGACGCTTCGATGCGCAAGGCGACGACACTGTGGATAGACACGACGAATGGCGCTAACACGCCGAAACGGTGGAACGGGTCGGCTTGGGCGGCGGTGACCGACAAGGCCGCTACCGACGCGGCGAACGCCGCCGTCAAGGCGAATGATGCGGCCAAAACCGCTCAATCCACCGCCGACAAGGCCGCGACCGCCGCCGCCAACGCCGCGTCACAGGCCAATCAGGCGCAGGCCGCCGCGAAAAAGGCGCAGACCACCGCCGACGGCAAGAACCTGATCTACCGTGGCCCGGACGAACCCTCGCATGATGGGCTGAAGCCGGGTGACATGTGGTGGCGCACGCAGAAGTATTGGACGCGCTGGCAAGGCGAGAAGAACAATTCGCCCAGCCTCATGGCCGACTTCTACACGTACTGGCAGGGCGCGCCGAACAACAGTCCGAGCGTCTTGGTGCCGTTGTCCGACCGCGTGGTCGAGGTGCTGACGTGGGACGGCACCCGCTTCACGCCGTTCGATCTCGTGGCCAACAACATCCTCGCGTCGGGCACGGTGGCCGCCAAGCATCTCGCCGTGGACTCCGTGACCGCCGAAAAGGTCAAGGCCAACGCGATCACCACGGACAAGCTCGCCGCCAACAGCGTGACCGCCGAGAAGCTGGTGGCCGACGCGGTGACCGCCGCAAAACTCGCCGCTAACTCGGTGCAGGCGCGCAACATCGTCGCGCTCGCCATCACGACCGACAAGCTGGCCGCGAACTCGGTCACGACCGCGAAGCTCCGCGTGACGGAGGACATGACCGTGGCGCTCCTGAATGTCCATAAGATTCATGCCGGTGACATCGTGGCTGGCGCGATCACCACGGACAAGCTCGCCGCGAACAGCGTGAACGCAGATAAATTGGCGGCGAACTCGGTGAACGCCGACAAGATAGTGTCCGGCGCGATCACCACGGACAAGATCGCAGCGAACGCCATCACTGCGGTTAAGATCGCGGCGGGCAGCATCACGACGGACAAGGTAGCAGCAGGCCAGTTCCGAGGCTACGTCTTCACGGGCGCGATATTCCAGTCCAGCGAAGCGGCGAACACGGGTGTGAAGCTCAATTCGACCGCATTGCAAATGTGGGATTCCAACCATAACCCGACTGTTTATCTTGACGGCGAGGGCAAGTCGAATGTGCTGACCGGCACGTTCCAAACCCGCATCAGCGGGCACAGGGTGCGCATCAGCCCGGATTATCGGACTAGCCTCGTCGGCGGCACGGAGACGTTCGTGGGCGACGGCATTGAATTCCCAGCGTACAAGGGGGAGACCGCCTACTGGAAGAATCCGGCCATCGCGTCAGCCATCCAGTCGAATCAGGTCGGTGAGATGGGCGAATTGGACTTGTGGAGCGGACGCGTCACCGAGCACGATCCGGCTGCTTTCCTGCAGCTCCAGTCCAGGCCGATCAGGAAGGGCGGCACCGGCAGTGATGGCGTCGTATCGCGGGTGTTCATCCTTGCGAACACGGATTATGACGAGCCGGACGAGAGCAAGAAACAGAGAGCGTCACTCAGTCTGTGCGGCGACAGTCCGAATGGTTCAAATGTCTGGCTCGAAGCTGTCGACGCGAACGGAACCGTCGGAGTCGGAGCGAACATCGCGACCGGATACCTGTATCTCGGCGGCTTTCTTGGCGGCATCACGAACCGTTGTACGTTCCACGGCGCTGCCGCGTGGAGGGCGTGGTGGCCGAATCCCGGCTACAAGATCGCGACCGGCGCATCAATGCAGGTCAACTGCACGTTCAGTCCGACGAAATACGGCCGCTATTACGTGGTCGCGAACGCGGATTCGCAATGGGCGGGCATCATCGCGCACCCGGTAAACACGGGCGGCCAGAGCGGCTTCCAGTTGAAGCTTTTCAACGCCGACCAGCCTTGCCCGGTCGACGTGTATGCCGAATACCTCGCCTATCTGGTCAAATGATTGGAGGAAATGTTGTCAGCGACTTTCGAAATGGATGATAACGGATTGTGCATCATCCGCTGCGATCCGCCGGTGAACGGGTCGGACAGTTTCGTTTTCCAGCCTGATGTGCTCGTCTCGTGGAAGGCGCTGCTCGGATTGGCTTCGACCCGTGAAGCGATCGCGGCGATCATGCAGGGCAGGGAGGACGTGAGCCGGTATGACCCGAAGACCGGCAGGGGCGTGTGGACTGGAGCGTTCGAAGCGCTGGAATCGGCTTTGGCGGATTCCGCCACCAGTGTGAGCATGCTCGCCGCCGATGGGGAAGTGTTGGACGATCCGCTGACAGCCGCACGCAACAGGACGCGTGCCGGTATGCGATTGCCCGTCATGTCCAACGACATGGATGCGAGGCTCGTGGCCACGCTGGCTGCGGATGATGCTGACGTGGAGCCGTCCAGCGGCATCGACACGGCATGCACGCGGGATGTCGAGGGGTTGGACGCCTACCTTGAGGATGAATCCAGTCAGGCGATGCTGGACGAATGCGAGGAGCGCTTCTACGAAGCGCTCATGCCAAGACAAAACCAACAGAATTAAGGAGATTGATTATGGCCGATGTGACCACTGAAACCACCGCCGATACCGCGCCTACCGTGACACCCGCCGAGCCGTCTGGCGTGCTTGATTTGCGTCCGCCGAAGGAGTCGGTGCGAGCGGAATTGTGCCGATTGGGATTGGAGTTTTCCAGCGCTGACGGCACCGCCGAATCTTGGCGCGACTATCAGCGTGGCGTGCTCGCCACGTTCGACGATTCCGGCACGTCCGTCACGTTGACGGACGTGAAGACGAATCTCGGACGCACCCTCACCTTGGACGAGCTTAAGGCCGTTACGCGCATCGACACGATGACCGCCGCAGACTAATCCAGCATTCCAATTTTTTCAACCCCTGCAATCCACGCGGATTGCGGGGGTTTCGTATTTAAGGAGACATTTTGACTCAGCAGATTCCAGCCGACGCGAACGACGTCATCGACACGCTCTCCGCGCAGATCGGCACTCTCAACAAGCAAAACGCAATCCTGACCAGTCAACTGTCGGCGGCCATGAAACTGATCCCCGCCGACGTGCTCGACGCGACCAAGGAGACGGATAATGCAGAGGATTAACTGGTTCCCGGACCCGAACATGGCTAACACCATTTTCAAATGCATACCATCACGATGCACTGTGGATTTTCCGACCGTCAGCGGCTTCCGGTGGCTGCGTGCCACGACCAGTGGCAGTGGTGACATATACGCGCAATACCAGCTTGCGGGAGTCAATCTTCCACCGGCCGGCGTGTATCACATTTACTCAATCTGCTATGCGCAAGGCTCCGGCGCACTCTTCCGCGTCTATGCGAACGTCGGCAACAGATACTCCATCCTGTACGAGACTGGTATCGCAGACAATCAGACGAAGCCGATTGACGCGGACATCACGATTCCGGCCGACACGACGCAATTGCTTATACGTGTCGTGCCACCGTCCACGGTCGGCAAATTTATACTGATTCGCAACATTCTCCTCGAATCCAAGTCCACTTGGCAGATTCTAGTGGTGGTTGCAACACCTGAGGTTTGAGCGGCCTTCCATGGTCA